GAATATTCTATAGACGCCAAGGTTCATCTACATCAATTTTATAATCCATCGGTACACAAAACATGTCAATATGCGCATCCGCCTGAAGAGGTTCATGAATTATTTGCGAGGGACTTATATGATAAAATTATTAGTAAGTAAGATTAAACAATATTATCAAATTTATAAATTTAAGAAGAAAATGAAAAAACTTAGAAAGTTAGATCCGTTCATTTATGATTGAGTGGGGAATCTCTGCAGGAGCACATGATGCTGCATTGACTGTTGTTGGTGGGGATGAGATTCTTTTCGCATCACATGCCGAGAGATATAGTGGTGTCAAAAATGACAAGCACCTAAATGCTGATCTGATCACTGCAGCATTGAAGTTTGGTAAACCAGAAAAGATACATTGGTATGAGAAACCAAAACTACGAGCAATGCGCAGACTACTTTCGGGGCAAGGACTAGTTCGTTTCAGTGTTCGGCGATATCTAGAGGATGAATTTGGACTCCAAGTTCCTGTTGAATTTGCATCTCACCACGAGTCACATGCTGCAGCAGGTTTCTATACTTCTCAGTTTGAATCTGCAACTGCTCTAGTAATTGATGCTATCGGTGAATTCGATACAGCATCTATTTGGTTGTGTGACAGCGAGAAGATGAAGAAGAAGTGGAGTATGGATTATCCGAAATCTCTTGGATTGTTTTATTCCGCTATAACAGACAGAGTTGGATTGAAACCAAACGAAGATGAGTATATTCTCATGGGTATGGCAGCGTATGGTAATCCCAACAAGCACTATTGGGACATGCGCGAACTATATGAGCGAACTAATTTGCATCGTGGTTGTAGGTGGTGGTTGAAAAACGAAGATCCTGATCACTATGATCTTGCTGCCTCTGCGCAGAAGATTTATGAAGAAGAATTCGATAAACTGCTCCGTCGTGCCAAGGAAATAGACCCTCTACAAAATAATCTAGTTTTATCAGGGGGTTGCGCACTTAACTGCTCTGCGAATCATATCGCTTTGAAATACTTCAAGAATGTATGGATTATCCCGAATCCAGGAGACGCTGGTAGTTCTCTTGGTGCTATTGCTGCAAACAACCGCAGAAAACTAAACTGGCAAGGTCCATATCTCGGCGAGAATATTGATACTGAATATCCTGTAGAAAAACTATTGACTTCTTTGCGAGAAGAGGGTATAGTGGGTGTTGCTAATGGAAAAGCAGAGTTTGGTCCGAGAGCATTTGGTAACCGAAGTCTTCTTGCTGATCCAACTAGACCAGAGATTAAGGACAGAGTAAATGCAATCAAGCGCAGACAAAAGTTTAGACCATTCGCACCAGTCATCCTTGAGCAACATGCAGCAGAGTATTTTGACATACCAGTTGAAGTATCCCCTTACATGCAATTTACTGCAAGATGTAAATTTCCTACAAAGTTCCCTGCTATCATTCACGTTGATGGCACATCTCGCGTCCAAACTGTAAACGAGCAGCAGCATCCAGGACTATTTGAATTGCTGACAAGATGGTATAAAGAAACTGGTTGTCCGATGTTACTCAATACCAGTCTGAACATAAAAGGGTTTCCGATGGTAAATGATAAAAAAGATGCTGCAATGTTCCAAAACATCTATAATGTGGAAGTATTTTAATAAATAGATCTATGGCAGAGATACTCAAATTTCCTGATAAGTTTTACGGGAAACGACTATACCGAATACCATTGTATTCGGATATGGACATTGACATTGTTTTATTCTGCGTTAATGCATTTGGTGAAACAGATAATCGTGTAATTATTGACGATTTAATTAAGATGGATCCAGTTGATGTCATAAAATGTATTGACTTTTCGCTTGAATCAGAGTATATTTCTAATACTACGAAAGCGCATATTCAATGCATTCGTAAGTCGATTGAGGAAGTCCCCTTTAAACTTGAGAACTAATATATTATGAATATCTTTTACCTTGACCGCGACGTCAAAACTTGTGCTACATATCACAATGATAAGCACGTTGTTAAAATGATTTTAGAGTATGCCCAATTACTGTCAACAGCACATCGTATGCTTGATGGTAAAGAATATATTGATGCCTCTTCTGGTCGACGCATAAAACGTTGGCGACTTGGTGATGAGAACATGGAGAATATACTTTACAAGGCATCACACATTAACCATCCCAGTGCTATTTGGGTTCGGCAGTCCAATAATAATTACAATTGGTTAATGTGTTTGTTGCAAGATCTGTTACAGGAATATACTTACCGATATGGCAAGATTCATGCGACTGATCGCTTAGTATACTGGTTGCGAAAACCACCTGCTAATATTCCTGTTGGTTATTTTACACAACCAACTCCTGCCATGCCCGACGAATACAAAGTTCCTGACTCTGTTCAGTCGTATCGTAACTATTATGTCGGCGCAAAAAAAACTATGGCAAAGTGGAAAAAACGTCCAATTCCAGAGTGGTGGAGCGATACAGTTTAATAAATACTTACATGAGAACAAAAACACCAATCCCAATTTCAGATACCGAACTCCCTCGGTAACAAATGGCGACTCCACCTGTGTGGCGTCGCCTTTTTTGTATTCACTCTAGTAAGAATAAGGACTGTTCATGACGAGAAGAAAAAACAATCTCCAAGTTGTAACGAATTCTGAACCAAAGGTAACAATTGAAAAGAGTAAACTGTGCAAAGTTAAATATGAGGATCTACGAAATATCCAACCAAAGACACAGAATCAAAGACTCTTCTTCGATCTTTACAATCAACAGTCCACTGCAATGCTACTACATGGTGTAGCAGGAACAGGCAAAACATTTATTTCCATGTATAAAGCACTTGAAGAAGTTCTGGATCCAACAACAGATTATGAACGTCTTGTTGTTGTGCGTTCAGCAGTACCATCAAGAGATATCGGACACCTTCCAGGTGACGAGAAGGAAAAAACAGAGGTCTATACTTTACCTTACGTTGAGATATGTGATGACTTATTCAATCACATCCAACCCTTCCTGCGCATGCAGGAGCAAAAGACCGTTCATTTCCTAATCACCTCGTTCGTGCGTGGTATCACACTTGATAATTCAGTGATCATTGTTGACGAATGTCAGAACATGACTGACATGGAACTCAACTCTATAATGACACGTATCGGTAAAAACTCTAAGATCATCTTCTGTGGAGACTTCCGTCAAACCGACCTAAATAAAAAGAACGACATGTCAGGATTGCAAAAGTTTATCGCAATTGCTGAGATGATGCCATCATTTAAGACGGTTGAATTTTCCGTGAATGATATTGTCAGGTCAAAACTTGTCAAGGAGTATATCCTTGCTCGGTTAGAATATGAAGAAAAACATAATTAAGGGCTTGACTTTTCTGTCAATTATAGTATAATGGATATATGATGTTTGAAACAATATATGAATATGAAGATTTTGCCCAGTCAACTACGAGCGAAGATGGTGGTAGAGTTTATGTAAATGCCAGTGGCACTGCCTATCCCTCTGCCACCACCGTTCTTGGAGTTCTCTCTCGCGACTCTATCGCTGCTTGGCGAAAGCGTGTTGGCGAAGAAGAAGCAAATAAGATTTCAAACAAAGCATCGACTCGTGGAACTAAGATTCACACGCTAACCGAAACGTATCTTAAGAACGAAAACGTTAGTGACAAGATTGATGAGGTCAAAGCGTCGATGCTCGATGTCGAGATGTTTAATAAATTCAAATCTATCCTAGATCCAATCAGTAACATTCATTGTCAGGAACTTGCGCTTTACAGTGATCACCTGCGTATGGCAGGTCGAGTCGACTGTATTGCTGAGTATAACGGCAAACGTGCTGTCATCGACTTCAAGACTTCAAACAAGTCAAAGTCTAAATCATATATCGAGAGTTACTTCATGCAGACGGCAGCATATGCTATCATGTATGAAGAACGTACTGGTATTCCTGTTCCGTGGTTGGTAATCCTAATCGCAGTTGAAGATGATGCTCCTCAGGTATTCATTGAAAAGCGTGACGACTGGGTGAAGAAACTTCTTCGCACTCGCGACTATTATGAAAATGGGTATTATACCAGTGAGTGAACTGTCCGAACAACGGATGGAAATTTGTAGGCAGTG